ACTGTTCTCCATGTCTAGTACCAATGCCACCATTGCAGGTGGGCTAACTCTCTAACCGAGGAGGGTGAAGTGAGGTTGCGCTGCTTGCCATTGGTGCGCTCTTACTTTACCTTACGGTTTTGTTGTTCCAAACGCAACTCTCGTTGAATACGATTGCGTCTTGCCTGCGCTCTCTGCTCTCGTTGTATCCCGTCAATAATGCCAATATATTTGCCTGCGTAAAGTCCGATTGCCATAGAGGCAAAAACTACCAACGGAATGTTGTCTCTAAAAGGGTTCATAAGTTCTCCCCATGTATCTGACACGCACCGCACCAACCTTCTTGGCAGCAGCAAATCGGCTGATGTATTTCACAATCTTTGTCTAATTCCTCATCGCAACTGCACATTGGCATATCTGGAAAATGTTGTTTACTCATAATCTGATCTACCAAAGACCAAACACCTTTTTGACGGGGATCAGTTGTTAGCCAACTATCAAACGGTGATTGTTTCATATCGTGACCCGTTCCACTTTGCATAGATGCACCTGAGCCTCATTCAATGTAATCGCACAGCGCATAAACTCTTGCGCCCCAGATTTAATGTCATGTCCTAATGATGCAAGTGTGAGCAAGTTAGTGAGCCAACTCAACGCACCTTCATCAGTTTCTGGGTCATACATTTCCATTGCTATGACTAAGTTGATTTCAAACAGGGCTGTTTCGCCTGTTGTAATTAACTCAATGTTTTCTAATGTTTGGTTTGTTATTTTCATTTGCTGTTCTCCTTTGTTTGGAATTCGTAGCCACAGTTTTCGCAGACCAAGATCTTTGCTGATACAGGTTTTGCGCAGGCTCTACAAGTCACATCCCTCATGGTGAGTAAATGTCTTGGTGTCCGATAAGTTTTGACACCATTAATTTCGTATAGCGGATAATTCACTTTGCCTCCTCTAGGAACTTCGGCGTTGTTGCCTTGTGGGTGTTCAGGACTTGAACCTGTTGGCTGCCGACCAGCCACCAGACTTGATTAGTAGCGAAGTGCCTCAATTACTTTATTCTTTGCTGCTACTTCGTGTTGTGACATTCCCGAACTAGAGAATGATGTGCCAGTCCAGCGAGTAGCGATGTAAAGCAACACATCGTTCATAGTAACAATTTCGTATTGGCTAGTTTCCCAACTGCTTCTGCCAAACGAAACTTGACAAAGTGGTTTCCCAACACTTTGAATTACCAACTCCAACAATTGTTTTGCAACAAGGTTTTCGGCTCGCTCAACAAGATCATGTGACCTTGTATCAACGGTCAAAGGCTTCTCCAATTCCCTTGTTACTGAATCCAACTTGCGTTGTGCTGTCCTTAGTTGATGCTGATCGTGATTAGATATAACTGCGTTAGCAGTTGCTTCGGCAATTTGTTGTGTGTGAAGTGCTTGTGCTTCTTGCTCTGCTACAAGTTTAGCCAGTTGATCAGTCAGGTTTGTTACTTGACCTTTTTCAGAAAGAAGTTCGCAGGTTTGTTCGGTGTCGGTGTAGTAGCCGAGGAATGCAACTTCTTTGTATTCGCTGTCCTCGCCGACTGTCCAGTAACCAACAAAACTTGTTGGTCCACCCCACGCTGGTTGGATAACTTCAACTGCTACGGCTTTAATTTTGTTTCGTGTTGAGTAGGAGTTAATTTTGTTTGCCAAGTCCATTACCGTGTCCTTATCCCAAACTTTGTGATAACCAATTTCACTTCCGTATTGAGTGGCAATGTTTACTATTTGTGTTTCTACACCTACTTCGTTTAACGCTCGGCTAATTGTTTTTCCCTCACGGGTTCTGCCGTTTATTTTGAAACCAGCCTCAACTAGTGTTACTTCGGGCTTTACGATTGTATTCATTGTTTCCCTCCTCAGGGTTTGTATCAACCTCTTGGCTGATGAATTAAGTATTACAAATATGCAAGAAATATGCAAATCATTCAATGCTATGAAAACCAGTGCCAGACAGCGTTTGCAAACTTTCTCAAAACTTTATTGAAAAAACTTTAATTTGTGCAGCCATTCCACGCTTGCCAACCGCAACCACCATTGCCACGATTGTATTTGATAATCGCAGCAGCAGCAGCCACATTTATTTCTGGCACAAACAAATCTGCTGGAACAAGATCACGCTTCAACACAGTTTGCAAAAAACCTTTTGGATACGAACTTGTTTTACTAATCCAAAACAAATTGATCTGAAACAAACCTAGCGAACCTTTAACACCTGCAACAGTCACAGGATCAAGTTTGTTATGTGCCAAATGATTGCAGCGTGACTCACGAAACGAAATCACATCAGCCATACGCACATCGTCATCAATCCAACCTGCATCGGTTGTCAATTTCCAAACATTCGGACATTTAACTTTCGGCACACGCTTCGCATCAACAGCAGAAACATTAGTAAACCCTAAACTGAATGCCACAATACACAAAAAAATCTTTTTCATAATTACTCCGTTCATCGTAAGTCCTTCTCATGGAACTTGGATTGGCTCTGAGCCTCGTTCGCCTACTTCGGCGTGTTCAGTAACTCTAACACTTCATCCTCCGAGAGCATAAAGAATATATATTTTATGATCACATCACACCAAAGGCAGAGATGTAATGCTCCCCCGTTGGTATGCCACACTCCAACACCCTAAAACTTTTATTACGCTGCGCCTCACCATCTAGCGTAAATCATTTCGTCTCACATAATTCAACGCATGGTGATCTAACTACGCTCCCGTAGATAACGCCCACCACTTGCGAAAGTGGCACACCCATGCAACTAGCCAGTTGTTAAAAACTTATTTCCTACACTCACACTTTGTAACAGTCGTGCAAACATTGCCACGCATATCAACACTTGTAAAACGCTCATGCACAATGACACCGTTCTCAATTCTCATCCCGTCATCCCAACCCGTACCATTGCAAACATTGCAAACAGGCTTTTCATCCTGATCTTTTTTTATTATAGAACGCAACATAGTTTTAAGTTCAGGCAAAGAAGGAACGGTGTTGTGTTTCTCTACAAGATCCATAACCTGTCTGCCTTGTTCAACTGTGATGCTATGTAAAAACTTGTCCGCACCCCACGCTGCTTTCATACCGTTGCGTGGAACAGGAACAGTTGGAAACATCCCACAAATCTTGTCAATCATCTGATCAATGTGTAACGGTGTCATTTCCCCTCCTGAGATTTTTGTAATCCTACAAGTACCCCAGACATTAATGAGAACGGTTTCAACATTTCTTTTGGAACACTATAAAACTTATCTGTAATTTTACGGTACTGATCAAATCGTTCTTTAATAACCCAAGTATGTTGACTGTGTTTTACAGACAAACACAACATGCCCTCACCAGTTTGTGAAACAAAAACATATGCCAAAGGCTTAAAAACTTTTGCATCAAAACCTGAAACAGTATCAACAAACAAACTTGCATATGGATAACTCAAAGGATCGTCATTAAATATCCTTGAAGACGATTTAACTTCTAAGCCATATGGCAATTTGTTTAACACGATATCTGTTTCATATTTAGTCATGTAATCACGCTCCTCTTTGTTGCGTGCCAACTTTATTGGTGGCGCATAACAATCAACAGCATCAAATCGCAATCGCTTAGCAACGAGTTCTGCGTACTTACCACCCAATACGAATGATGCCTCGTAATCAAAACTCACAACAGGGCGCACAACTCAGCGAACTCATCCAACGACATCAAAACTATGCCCTCGGAAGTGCCGTCAGGCATCGCTATCATTGCGAACGGTCTAATATCACCCAACGATTTTGAGGCATTAGATTGCGTCCTAGCATCTCTAAAGCGTGTCCAGATTGCATTGATCTGCGCACCTGCCTTCACCTCTACTCTAAACATCCCACCCCAATGCTCCTCATGGCGTGTACCAGCATTACCTGTAGCAGCCAAACCTAACTTCTTTCGTGCGATACGGGCTTTGCTGTCACCCTTAGAACGGTTGCGTTTGCCTCTAGCCGTAGGATCACTGCAACCTTTGACACGGCGTAACCCATCACGGGCTGCCCTTCCCAATGTTCCGAACTTAGGGCATCCAGTCAAATTACATTTTTGTTGATTGCCCTCACATTCGCCTTTGCGATTTATGCCTGAACCATCAAACGATGAATCTATTTCTATTTTCATTTTGTTTTCAGTCATCATCGTCCTCCGTTTTTCCGCATCTAGTTTCCTTCACAATGTTTTGTAACAAACAATCACAATCAGCCAACGGCTGTCCAACAGACTTCATGCACGCCTCAATTCATCACGGTGAACCCTACGCTGTGCAGGTGTCATACCACCAAACACACCCCAACGATCACAATCCTCATCCAACCCAATAACCAAATCTAAACATTGTTCACGCACTGAACAGTAGGCACAAATCATTTTCGCTTCATCCCAACGAGACTCAAATGCGTTGTATTCAGGAAAGAAAACTTTTGGATCTAATCCTAAACACAACGCATCCTCACGCCAGTGATCACGCCTTAGAATGGTTCCTCGTTATCAGTTATGACAAGTCTTCCGACTGTTAATTCCATCAAAAGTTTGATCAGTGCTGAACCCTCTTTAGTAGTCAGTTCATTAACAGATGTTTTTCTGAACTGCTGTTTAAGGATTGGTGTTACATCCCCATCAACTTTTTCTTTTGCAAGTTTGCTAATCAAACCTTTTTGTTTGTCAGAAATTAAGCCACCTGTAACGGCTGCTTTAATCGGTGTAATCACTGCTTCAGTAACAACTGCACCACCAAAGATCTCTGCTACTTCCGCAGGTGTTATCTCACGCTCATCAAGTTGTGACGCTGGATGATTTTGTATTGAACGCTTAACTTCAGGTGTGCGAATAATCGTTGTATTATCTGACCAGTCTTGTTTGCTCCACAAACTTAATGCAATACCAAAACGCATAGAAGCGTTACGCAAAAAGTCTCCAATCAATTCTTTGTCCAAGTCTTGTTTATCGGCACGAACCGAACCAACACCCAACAAAGATTTGCCCAATAGCGTAAGTGTTGCCCACATTGTTGCTGTGCCATTCTCAACATGGATTGCTGGTCTGCCATTATCCCAAGCCACAGGTTGCCAATTCCAAGTTGGATCAATCTCAATTAAAATCTTTGTAATGTCTGCGTGCGAGACATAAGCCAGATTGATTCCGTTGCGTGGAATAGTGCCAACAATCTTTGGATCAGGAATTGCGTACTGTTCCAAAACTGCTTTCAACATTGATGTTTCTAATTCCTCATTCATTACTTTGCCTTCTTTCTGTGTGTTCTCATCACACGATACGGGTTGCCTTGCTTAATGTATTGCTTTACTAGATCTGGATGTTCCAGTTTTATTCGTGCAGCATCAAACGACTCCTTGCCTGCTTGCTGCTTCCACGAAACTATTTGTTCACCAAGCCACAATCCAACATCGTTGCCCAACATCATTTGTGCAAGAGCATCTTTCGCTTTGGACTCCAACTCGGCAGCCTGCTTTGCTAATGCACGGGCTTCCTCTAACTGATGCACCCAATCTATTGCACCTTCAGGCAACTCAACACTGGAAGGATCAATTTTAAATATGCGTGCAATATCGTCAGCACTAAAATTGTTGATCTCATCCATAGGTGGTGTGTTGTCATCAACCCACTGACCAAAAATGTTCGCTTCCGTAATCAAACAATCAACCGCAACAGGGTTGTCTGGTAACTCCACAACACTCAATCGCATATCACGATCCAACACAGAGAACCAAACAGGCACATCTAATACGGCTTGTTGTGCGTACCCTTGCCATAGCCATTCCTCAGGCAGATCGCCTGAATCATAAATGCTGTACCGAGTAGTTGTCTTTGCTTCCACAACTACAGTTGGATTTAAGGCATTGTCTACACCATCAAGACTGATAGACAAACGCCCGTCACGATAAATCCAATCAGGTGTAAAGATGCCCACACCCAATTTGTTTGATGCGTTCTTTATCAACGGTGTTTCCAGAATATTGCCACGATCAAACACTGCGTTGGAAGGCTGCTCTACAGGTTCATTTAATTTATCTGCAAACAATTCTCCACGAGTTTTGTATGGGCTTGCACCCATCAACGCAGGTATGTCGGATGCACCAAAAATGCAGTGACCGTTCTCATCCTTCCATCTTGCAAGTAGCCAATCTTTGCTTCCGTGTTTCTCTTTTGGTAGTACCTTCATCTGTTCCTTCTTTCTTGTTGTTGTCTGATCTCAACTATTACTCAGGGGTGTAACAAAGTTATTTTTTGTCCAACGCCCGATCCGACTTTGGATCTCTTACTTCCCAACTGCGCTTCTCCACCTTCTTAAACATATCGCCATGATCATCAATGAACTTGCGTACCGAAGGCTTTGACAAACCTGAAACGGTAGCCAACATTGGCACAGTAACTTCGGCGTACACATTCTGTGCGCACCATACTTTCAAGTCACCATAAAGGTCGGCTCTCGTCACGCTGTCAGGTGAGCGATGTGCTTTGGCTAGTAGTTCACCAATCTTTTGTGTTGGTACTTGCTGGCGTGTTTCATAAGAAATATGTGCAGCCCATAATGGTCTGCCATATGTTGCGATGGCTTCTGTCACTTGATCAAGAGCGTTCATCACTTCACCTCCTTAGTGATTACAACGAAGCAATACTCTGGATTGACTTCTAATGCTTTTTGATTCAACTCATCGCACATTATTTTTGCTGCAACAAAATCATTGAACGCAAACTCTTTAATTGTTTTTGTTCCAGTTTGTTTATTCTTTCGCATCAGATGATGTTTAAAATTTGTGCTTTCTGTGTTCATGATTACCACCTCACCCAATCACCATTTGCTTCTTGACAAGATGGGCACCAATCGGTGTAGCCAGCACCACGCTTTGCATCAATCCAAGTTGCAAGATCATTTCTGTTGCTGTCTTGGATGATCCCACCATTAAGCCATTCACCATTCTCAAAGTGTTCGCACATCAAAGCCCACTTGCCACCATCATCAGGACAATCTGCTTTGACAATTCCCACAATGCGAGTCTTGAAAGTTGGTGTTTGTGTTTCTCTCTTTTTCATATTCCCTCCTCAGGGTTTGCTTGATACCTTCATCATTACCTATGTAGCGACTAATTGCAAGTCTTTTGTTTGCCTATGCCAGCAAGGGTTCTAGCGAATACTTGCAACCTCCACCGTTGGCAACACCCAATCAATCAGATGTTCTGCTTGCCCTTGAATGATGTAGTCCACTGAGTATCCCCAAGTAGAAACCTTTGC